ACAATGAGTTGAAGACCAATGCACAAAGCCTACAACAACAGGAAATTCGTTTGGGCATGGCCGCACAAATGGCAACCAAGTTCGCACAAGAATTACAAAGTGGTGCTCTGACACTAAAAGAATCGGCAATGAAGTTAGCCGATATAAACTATCAGCAGGGTTTGTTTAATAACAACCTAGAAACTGCTAGACAGTCAACTAAGCAACAACAAATTACTTTAGACTTGTTAAATCAAGCCTATGCCGCTGGCACTATCAGTTTGCAAGAATATGCTCAAATGTTGAGCGCAGTAGATGAAAGAATGTTAGGCAGCACTGAAGTAATGCGTAAAGCATTAGATGGTGCTAATGCCGCTGTCCGAGGACAGGACAACAGCACACAAGCTACTAAAGACCTAACTGCTCAATTACGCACAGGTGCAATTAGTTGGAGACAGTATGAACAAGCAGTTAGTAGATTAGACAGTGAAGGTGTTAAGAAATCATTTATTAACACCAGCAGAGAAATTGAGCGTGCTAAATCAATGGCGGAAGCATTTGCTGAAACGCTAACTGAAAGCGTGGGTAAGGCTGGTGATGCATTGGCCAATAGCCTAACTGATGGTATCATGAAAGGTCAATTGAAGTTGTCTAGTTTCAAAGACTTCTTTGGCAGTATCTTAAATGACATTGCCGCAATGATTGTTAAGAAGAACTTTGTTAACCCAATCGTTGATGCACTAACAGGCATGATGGGCATGGGCGGACAGGGCGGCAACATGCTAGGAGGACTGGTCAATGGAGGCGGTTTCAATATTGGTAGCCTATTTAAAGGATTTGACTTTGGTAACATATTTGGCGGTGTCGGCGACTTCTTTGGTAATATTGGTAGTTGGTTTGGCGGCCTATTCGCAGATGGTGGTTACTTACCTAACGGTAAAGTTGGTATTGTTGGAGAAGCAGGCCCAGAAGTTATCACAGGCCCAGCACAAATAACTCCTATGGACCAATTGGGTGGCACTACTGTTAACCCACAAGTTAATTTTACAATTAACGCAATTGATACACAAACAGGAGTAGAATTCCTGATTAAGAATAAGCCACAGATTGTTGGCATGATTCAAAGTGCTTACAACAGCCAAGGTAAGCAAGGCATTTATAGATAAGGATAAAACATGGCGGCAGCATTTAGATTCCCTGCATACAACTACGCAAACTTCATCAATGACGCGGCGTTTGTTAACAACCCTTACGCACAAAAATATGATTTAGAATTAGAGCGTTATGCTGAATATGCGTTAACAACTTACCCTACTAAGTGTCCACACCGCACTAGTGCATATGGCGGAAGCGGTGACATTGACGCCAATAAACTACTACAGTATACCAGTCGCTACTATGCAAAATATTATAACTTCTTAGAAAACCCGGTTAACTACCTAGGTATTGATGGTGGTGCTATTGCAAGTTTTAAATTGTGGAATGACGCACCTTTAATTGTATTAGAAAATTTTGAACTCCATGGAATGACAATTACTAGTTTACAAGTTAGCACTAGTGGCACTCGTGTGGTAGTCAATTCAAGCGCACCGCATGGATTGTATCAAGGCATGAAATTAAATTTTGCCAGCGCAACATGGTCAGAATTAAATGGTAAGAGTTTATATGTTTTAAAAGAAAGCGCTTACACAGTAAGACTATACTGGGATAGTGGTTTAACTAATGCTGTTAACGCAGGCAATTTAAGTTTAAGTAGCAGTGATGCAACTTATAATAGCACAGGCACCGACACTGGCACTATTGCCGGCACAGAGCAATATCGTTATAAATTAAGTTCTGGCGGCGCTAGAGTTATTTGGAACGGAGCGCTAACTGGATTTGGTAGCATACAGCCTGTTGAGACTAGTGAAACAATCAATGGCCAAACTAGAAAATATGTTGTTGGCCAATGGAGCCGCGGTTGGCGTGTGGTTAGAGGCACACTGGCACAGAGCAATCCTCCTAAATGGTTCCGTGAAGGCGAATATCCAGGCAATACCACATACACATTTGAAAAACAAAGTGAAGCACAAGAACAAACAATGATTAACACACAGTTAGTCACGGACGGATTATCCAGCGGCAGTTTTGATATTACAACCAGCAATGACAACAACCCATATGCTAATTATATCATGACTGATAATGGCAATGGCCATAAACACTATGCTCGTGTGTATGGATGGATTGATGGGGATGTTCTAAATGTAATCAGTTTGAGTCAGGGCCTAAGCGGCAATGGTAATCTAGAAACTGGCGGCAACGGTCAAGGATATCATAGAGTAATGGTAGGTGCTACACTAATCAGCGCCACGAGCAATCCTGCAGGCAATCCGCAACCCGGAACTATAATTGAATATATAGGCGGCAGTTATACTGGTGGCACCACGGTTACTGCTGGTAGTTTTGTTGTTGGACATAGTTATACAATCACTTATACTGGAACAACTAATTGGACAGCAATTGGTGCACCAAGCAACAATACGGGCACAACATTTATTGCTACGGGCGTAGGCAGCGGCACAGGCACAGCATATCGTAACACAGGCACTTACAAATTAAATCGTTATTATAGTGTTGGTAGTGAAGCAAGCCCTGTAACATTTACTCTACGAGATAGCCGTTATGACCTAGGATATTTCCCTCGCATTAGAACTAATGCGCCTACTACTACTGAAAGTAATATTTCAGTGGGCACAGATAATTACACCAGCACAGTAGATGGAATCAATTCTAGAGAATATCCCGGGCGCTTCATGAACACACGCCCTGTTGCAGTATTCGCAGAAAGTTATCCAAGCAATACAGCTAGTAACACTCGTTGGAAGGGACAGGCCAGCGACCGTCAATGGGAATATGCATGGGAAACAGATACAAGCAACAATGACTATGGTGGCTCATATGATGCGGCACACAATAGTCCTGTAAAGCAGTGGCCACGACATATTCGTCCACAAAGTATGGTATGGAGCATTGACCAACCAACTCGTGTGGTTGAAAGTCAAAACATGACACGCTGGACACGCGACAGCGGAGTTTATCGTTGGAGATTCAAACTCAAGTATCCTCCAATGACTCGCGAACAGTTCTTACCTTTCTTTACTGCCCTACACACAGCACACGGACAAGCGAGAGGCTTCCGCTTCTATCTAGGTGAAATTGCTGGCCTAACTAAAATAGATAATTATAATGGTTTAGTTCCTGCAGAATTATTAACTTCATTGCCAAGTTATTCATATATCCCTAATGCAGGAGCAGGACCAGCAGAAGCAGAAGCCAATCCTACTAGTAGTTCAACAACATTTGATCCCGACAATCTAGTTCTAGATAACAACATTATCTATACAGCAGAAAGTGCTAGCGCAGGTGATACAACATTGTTAGTTGAAGGATTACAGCCCGGCGTAGACAATGCACTCAATGCCGGCGATATGATTAAGATACAGCACAACACCAATGGACAAACATGGTGGGATATGTATTTGATTATTAATAGTGCTAACACAGATGAACTAGGCCGTGCAATTATTCGTTTGAGCCATCCATTGAAATCAGCAGTTAGCAGAGGCGGCTTGTGCTATACAAACCCAGATCATGTGTTTGTAAGTTTAAATAATGATACGCATGATTACAGTCTAGATACTGGTGCGTTACATGGATTTGAAGTAGAGTTTGTTTTATTACCACAAATGAATGATACTACAGCACAGGACCGAGGAATAGTTTAATGGCAAATTATAGAGGAGTTAGCAGTGATACAAGAAAGCGTATCACTGCGCTAAAACAAACAGTATATGAATTGTTAGAAGTTACCGTTTACGATAACCAATCTAGTAGTGAGTATACTGCTTACATTACAAATTGTAGTTTTGATATTACTACAATGGGTCATACTTATAAAGCAGTTGGTAGTATGCTGGGCTTTAGTGATGTAGAAGAAAACAGCGATTTTACAATTACACAATGCACAGTTACCGTTAACGGAATTAACAGTCAAGATGTTAAATTGTTTTTAACAGCAAACTACACAGATAGAAAAATTAAAATTTATCGTGTATGGTTAAACGAAGATAACGCTATAGCAGGAAGTGCGTTATTAATATTTGATGGAAGAATTAACAGCCCGGTTATTAGCGATGATGGCGGCAAAGTTACAATCGGCATCCAGGCCAGTAGTCATTGGGCTGATTATGACAGAAAAAATGGCCGTCATACTAATTTTGATGAACAACAGTTTTGGTTCGCTGGAGATAAAGGTTTTGAATTTGTTGCGCTTGAAAGCAGAGACTTAAAGTGGGGTAGTTCATGATCTCCGGAGACAAGATTCTAAGACTCACAGGCCTAATCAGCGGACAGATTAATAAACCCTTTGTATGGGGTCGTATGGACTGTAATATTCTTATTGCGGCATGCAACGACATTCTAACTGGTCGCAAAACCCTGCATAAGATTTATGGTAAGTATAATGATTACCGAAGCGCAGTTAAGTTCCAAAAGAATTATCTAAGTGCAGGACAGTATCTACATGTAAACGGTTGGAGAAAAATTACGGATCCAGAAGTTCGCGATGGAGATATATTGCTAGTAGATGATCGTCATTTTAGTAGAGCACACATAGTTGTAAATGGTAATGTATGGAGTGTGCATGAAGAATTTGGAGTATGTGCGGCAAACCTAGGTGCGATGCCTGAGTATACACATTGGAGATTACAATAATGCCAGCGGCAGTAGTAGCATTAGCGGCAAGTTGGGCGGGTAGCGCAATAGCCACAGGTATTTTTGGACTTGCCGCAGGCAGTTTGGGTGCGGCAATCGTAGGCGGTATTATTGCCACAGGCCTTAGTAAAGTTGGACAAAGTTTATTAGGCGGCAGCAGTGGAGGCGGCGGATCCGGTGTTAAAAACAGCGGCATCTTAGTTAATAACGGCAGTAGTGTCAGCACGATTCCTGTTGTATATGGACTGCGTCGTGTAGGCGCAAAGCGTGTGTATGTGGCTAACAGCGGCGACAATAACAAATACCTACATTTAGTTTGCAGTCTTAGCGAGGGCGAAATATACGGTATTGGCAACATTTATTTTAACAATGTTCCTGTGGCATCAGCGGCAGGTATCGCTAGCCAAACTAGAGTAGAAGGCGGTGAAGTTGTTTTTGGAGTAGCAGGATCTAGTCCAATTGCAGACGGAGCAAAAGTTACAAGTTTCTATACAAGTATTCCAAACCCTAATGATCCTGCCACAGTAAAAGATAATCCATATACAAGTAAAACAGAAATTTATGTGCATTATGGAACTGATGCACAAACAGTAGATACTTACTGTCAAACAGCAGTAGGCAACACAGTTTGGACCAATGACCACAGACTGCGTGGCGTTGCTTATGTTTATATTCGCTTGGAATACGACCGTGATGTTTTTGGCGGCGCACCAGACATTACTATTGATATTGGCGGCAAGAAAGTTCGCAAGTATACAACTACCAGCAGTTATACAACGGCATCAGGTGCAGACGGTGAATACAATAATCCAGCATGGGTGCTATTAGATTATTTGACCAATGCTCGCTACGGTAAAGGCATTGACTACGGTGATATAGATATTCAATCATTTATTGATTGTGCGGCCTACTGTAACGAAAGCCAAGTAGTTAGCACAAGTCCTGCATATACTCTTAGCAATAGATTTACAGTTAACGGTCATTGCGATCCAGATAATACTCTATTTGCAAACATTAAAAACATTCTAGCTACTTGCAACGGCAGTTTAGTTTTTAGCGGCGGCAAATATAAAATGTTGATTGATCGTCCGGTAGATGACGAAGATATTGGTTTTGAATTTACAGAAGAAAACATTATCGGTGGTATCAACATCCAATTACCTAGCAAGGTCAATATGGCCAATAAGGTCAAAGTTAACTTCTTTGATAGGGAGCGTGATTGGCAACCTAATTTAACTATTGTTGATATTCCAGAATATCGCGTTGCCAGTATAGATGGTGTTAATAATGTGCTGGAAAAAGAAGTTGAATTGCAAATGATAGCAAATTACAATCGTGCCAGTTATCTAGGTAGATTATATTTGAATTCTAGCAGACTTGGAACCACAGTTCAATTTACAGCGGCTCCTAGCGCATTGGTATGTGATGTAGGCGATGTTGTATTTGTAAAACATCCAACTCCTAACTGGGGCTATGACAACACAGTCACTAGTGAATATAATCTAGGCAAGCGTTTTAAAATTTCCAGCATGAAACTTAAAGAAGACGGTCTGGTAGAAATTGCCGCTACAGAATACAGCAGTGATGTATACAGCGACCTAGGAGATATTCCAACTAGATTGACACGAAGAAACTTAACAACTTATGCTAGTGGGTTCTTTACGCCGCAAAGCAATCCTGTAAGTCCTCCAACTAATTTAACAGTGACTAATACCAGCGTAAGCGGTGTTCCTGCCATTACTGTTAATTTTACTGCCAGTCTAGATCCTAGGGTTAGTGATTACATTATTGATTTAACAGACAATACTACTTCGCAAGCACAGCATAGAGTAACTGCGGGAACCACCACAACTATAACAGGATTAAATAATAAAACAACTTACACAGTTGCGGTATACGCACGAACAGCGGATGGTAGACAAAGTGAGGCACTTACATAATGGCAGACATATATGTTGATACCGGCGATGGTGAAATAGCGGTTTCTGCTATTGATATTGATGACATTGTTAGATTAAATTCATCTACTTACAGTAACTTAACAGGCAGTGGTAGCACATTGCTTTGGTATACAGGTCGGCCTGCCACCAAATTATTAATCTATGCCAAAGACACAGTGACCAGTCAAGTCCATATTGTGGAAGTATTGGCCTGTTTGGCTGGCACAACTCCATATCATGTTATCTATGGCGATTTAGCCACAGGCAGCAATATTATTTCAATTACTGTTGACTATGGATTAGTCAGCGGAACAAATTACCTAAGGGTCTATGCAGGTCCTGCAGGTGCATCATATGCAAATGCCACAAACATTAGAGTGTTTGGCTACGGTATTGCCTAATAGGGAAAATGAACTATGACACAAAAGAATTTTAAAGTAAAAAACGGTATAACAGTTGACGATGATGCTGTTGTTATTGATGGAGCAACAGGAAATATAACTACTACCGGAACTATCAAAAACACAGGTAAAGGAATTTACGCAGGCGGCAATAGAACTTGGACTGGCGGTGATACAACCGATGTAACTCGTTTAAAAGGCACAGTTGGAAGTGACACATATAATGCGTTTACTGGGCTATTGGCCAGTAACGCTGATAAAACAACTACTCTAGGAGCAAGACCTGCTGTTGTTCTACGCGGCTACGGACAAAATATTACCAGCGGAACTAATGCAACAACAGCAAACCCAACTATAAGTTTTGAAACTACTCGCGGAACTCCTGCTACTCCTGTTGCTGTAGGCACTAACGAAGCGGTTGTAGTTATTAACGGACAAGTAAATGCTGGTGCTACCGCAGGCACAGCTTATTGGACTAATGACAATTATACAGTTGCTCCTGCCCAGATAGTTATGGCTACTACACAAGCACAATCGGCTACAGCATCAGCCAGTGCTACTTTTACTGCTAACTTTACCACAGGCACTACAATGACTGTGACCGCAGTTAGTAGCGGAACTATTAGTCCTTTACACGAACTACGCTATAGCAGTGGTGGCAGTGGTGCTTTTACTGTTGTAAACACATTTGGTATTCATACTCAATTGACTAGTGATCAAGCGGCTGCGGCAACTACAACTGCTACAGGCACTCGTTTAAGCAATACAATGGTAGTAGCCAGTGCTACTGGTATTGTGGTTGGACAATTGGTCACTGGAACTGGTATTCCAAGCGGCACTTATGTTGGCACTATTGCTGGCACAACTATTACATTGGTAAATGCTGTTGCCGCTCCTGCACAACTTACAGCAAGTATTTCAGCAAGCACAGTAAACTTTTACACAGCAGGTGGCACTGGAACTTATCAATTGAACCTAAGTCCTTATACTGCTACAACTACCGGTGTAGTCTGCACCACAACTGCTACCGCTCTAGGTAATGTTTTCATTGTTAGAAATCAACCCAGCAACCACGCATTGACTACTGCAAGTAGAGCACAAACACAATTAGTTAGTGCTAGCCAACATCTTTATGTTGCTCAAAGCCCCTATGCTACCAGTCACTTTGTATGGCAAACTTGGCCTACAACAATGCCAGGCGGCACAGCAAAAACACTAATGGCCTTGGGCCCACAAAATAGTAATATTTTGGCAGATAGATTCACTTTAAACAGTTTTCTCAATCCAGCAAACCAATATAGTTTAACTACTCCTGCCGCATCCAGTGATGGCAATTTATCAGTGTCACTACAAATGAACACTGATAGTGCCAATAAGTTTCCGTTGTTTAACATCACCAATCGCCGCACCACAGATAACACTAACTTTACTCCAACGCTGACCAATGACAATTTAGGTGGTTTTAAGTTTAATGGTAATGCTTATAGTTCAACGACACCTGCTGTTCCTGCGGGCCCTGCGGCACAGATTGGTGCCGCGGCCACAGAAGATTGGACCAGCACAGCCAACGGTGCTAAATTTACTTTTACAGCAATTAAAAAAGGCACTATCGCTGATTTAGAAATTATTAGCGGTGCCAGCGACCAATCTACTTTCCGCAGTGATGCATTTAGTTTCCGTGATAGTAGCGATACAAGTTATATGGAAATTGGCAGCACCAAGATCCTAAACAATCGTCCACATCGTAGT